CATTAGTCCATCCACTTGCCGTGATTTAACAAATGCCAACATCTATGTTTGAATATCTCCCAACCTAATTGAAAGTATCCGTCTGAATAATATTCTCCTGCAGTACATTTCATAGTATATTGTTTATTCTTCATCGTTAGTCACCTATCAATACTACTGTTACAGTTGCCTCATGAACACCGTCACTATAAGCAGAAGCATGTATTTTACAACTTGACAACGCTCCGCTTACTAATGGTATACATACAGATTCTCCAACACTTAATGTTGCATGAACTTGTGAACCAAAAGTAACACTTACGCTTGCTACAGTACCTAATGTGCTATCATATCTAACATAAAATGCTTTTACTCCTCCTGAACTAGGTTCTGTTCCTGTTGTTGTTGCAGTTCCTTCAAAAGCAACTTGTCCGTCTGTTAAAGCAGCTGCACTTGTTACATTTACAACACCTACATATTTAATTGCTTTTGAGTCTGTAAATGATGTTTCATAGCTACCACCGTTATTTCCAGTGTTCTGCTCTATACCAAAATGCGTATATGTTTTACCATCTACTGTTTCAGATGTATCTATTTGAGGCTCTAAATTATTTCTTATAATTAGTTTATTTGCCATTATATTTGTCCTTGTAATGTTTGTAATTGTTCTTTATATCTAGCATCTATAGCTGCGTATTGTTTTTCATACCAGCCATATTTAGATACGTCTTTTTGCAAGTTAACGCCATATTCTTGAACTTCTTCATTTACTTGCGCAGAATACTTACCTAACTCTGCTGAAAATTTTTGCAACAAGTCATCATTGTTTTGTATAGCAGCTGCCATAGTCTGTGCAGCGTTTTGTAATGCTAAAGCTTGGTCTTGTGCTTTGTTAGCTAAATCTACTTGAGTAGCTTGCTGAGCTTCTTGTTGTGCGTCTGCTGCATCAAGCTGAGCTTGTGTTATAGCTTTTTGCAAGTCTGAATTATGTTTTTGTACTTCAGCTTGAATATTAGCTTGATATCTTACATTATCTTTATTAAACTCATTTAGCTCGTTTTGTATATCTAAAGAATAGTTTTGTAAGTCATTGCTAGTTCTAGCTGTAAACAATTGTAATTCTTTACCTGTATTAGCATTATATTGTTGTACTTCTTTAGCTATATTCTGTTGATATAGATTTAATTCTTGTGAAAACTTAGATAGCTTACTGTTATTGTCATTTATAATTTTTTGCATATTGTTAACTGCATTTTGTACAGAAAGCTCTTGTTGTCTTGCTTTATTTTGTAGTTCTACATTGTTTGTATTTTGTGCATCTTGCTGAGCTTTAGATAAATCTAATCTGGCTTGCTCTAAAACTTTTTGTTGGTCTGCTTGAAATTTTTGTACAGCTTCATTAAATTCAGTTTGATATAAAGCAGCATCTGACTGAAATTTAGCTTGAGTTTCTTGTATCTTTGCTTGATACTGAGATATTTCATTATTCAATCTTCCTAACTGTACTTGAGCTAACTCTGAATCTTCATCTGTTTCTAAGAATGTTTCAAATTGTGTCATATCTACACTTAGTGTAGGTGGACTATAAACAGGTGCATTGCTAGAAACATCTATTATAGAAGGAACAGTTCCAACTGTTACTCCGCTTACATCTGTACCATCTGCATTTAATCCAGTAGCATTTGTATAAGTAATATCGCTAATAGTTGGAACAGATGGAGCGCTTGCAGAAATACTTAAATCGCTAATAGATGTCACATTTAAAGATACAGTTGGTTTTGTATATGTAGGTACATCTCCTGATATATCTGCTTTATTAACACCGCTAACTGTGATTGCTTGTATTGATGATGAACTTGCGTCTGCATTACTTGCTGCAGAGTAAGATACCGTAGCTAAACTAGGTGCACTAGGTGCACTAGCACTAACACTTAACGCGCTTATACTATTCATATTGTTCATTAATCTTTGTAAAGCATTTCTACTCGCATATAAAACAACTGCTTCTTCTGCTTCGTCAGGAAAGTTTGCTATTGCACTATCTCCATGTGCTACAGTTATTGAAGAGTTTACAAAAACAACTCTACTATCATTGCTTGCATTACTTCCTGGGTATGTATTTAAAACATCGTTTTGTATAATATATGCTGGGTCGCTTTCTGAAGCTGCTTCCATATAATTTGTATCATTTACAATTCCCATAGCAGAAGGAGGTAATTTTCTAGCAGGCATATAAATTTTACTTGAATGATTGTTATCTTTTCTAACAACAGCTAAAACTTTTTTACCTTCTACATCTAGATTGTTTGTAAAGTTTTCATTGCTTGCCACTCTTTCTAATTTATTTATAGGAAGCACATTCATTACAGAACGAGCACCAGCTGACAACCAGTCACTTAATGCTGTATCATCAGTGCTTGCAAAGCCTGTCAAATCATCTATTCTTGTTTTAAAATCAGCCATTTCTTCCTTGTCCTCTATACTTTTTTACGTAATACTTCTTACTTGTCTTTGTTCCATATTTAGTATTTACACTATTACCCTGTCTGGTCTTTTTCTTACCATTAGTATTTCTAACTTGAGTTCCAAATACAGGTCTTCTCATTAACCTCTTCTTGCCTTCTTGCGTTTTTTAGCAGTTTTAGCAGCTCTTTTAAAATTAGCTGCAGTAGGAGCGCCTTTGCTTCCAGGTTTTCTCATACGTTCACCTGAACCTGCTTTAATGCGTTTACGTTTAGCATGTATGTTTGCATACAAACCTTTTCTCTTACTTTTTCTTTTTTTTGCTGCCACGCTTCATTCCTTTTTTCTTTTTACCTTTTTTAGGCGGTCTACCTTTTTTACTTCCGTAAGTTCCTTTACCCATTGGCATTACATTACCCTTATTCCCTTCCCACGTGGTGTGGGTTTTGCGTTTTTCTTAGATTCTTTCATCCTTTTAACTCCGTCTTCCATAGACATGTGGTTAAAATCTATTTGGTCCTTTCTAATAGCTGTTGCCCAAGGATTATTTTCCCTTACAACAAATTGAGTGCTCCATTTTGATGGATGCGCCCTCTTGCCACAAGAAGGACAATTAAACATACCTTCAGGATTTGGCTCGTTACAATGTTGACAATTAGCCATACTACATATAAGTTACTATATAAGCAACTCTTGAACTATCTAATTTTACTGTGTCTATTGAAATAATCGTATTGTCTGTTAATGTAGCTACAAATGTTTTAATTTCATTTGCTAGTGAACCACTAACACTGCTAGCATCTGCGCTAATATCATTTATAATAACCTTTACTTCTGCACCGCTGTAATTTGCCATTTTTTTCTCCTATTAATTAAAATTCTTTATAGGTTTCGGAGTGGGACCAGCCCACTCCATAGTACCTAATAACTATTATGATGTTGTAACAGCTCCATCTTTAGCAGAGTTTCCGTAGAAATACCACTTTTTACCATCACATTCGATGTTAATATGGTCACCTTGTTCTGCAGTTGTTCCAAAAATAACATTTGAAACTCCTGTAGCGCCAGATGAACCTGGATTATCATCAGATGTATCAACTTCAGATTCTGCTATTTTACCAAACATAATTGCAGAACCAGCTGCTATGGTAATAGCTCCTGTTGGTGTATTCTCTTCTACAATTAATTTGTATTGAGTACCAACTTCTAAAGTTGTAGGTAAAGTGATAGAGTATGCACCACCAGCTGCGTCTAGTAGAAATATTTTTCCACTATCTTTCACTGCGTCTAAAGTTTTAGCTGCAGTTACTCTTTCAACTGGTAATAAATATCCACCATTACCACTATTTTTTTCTAATATACTACCTCTTGCCATTTTATAATCCCTCCACATTGTATAGAGCGTGACATTCAGGAAGTGTGACTTCAAGACCAGCTTCAGTCATAATCATGTCTTTTCTTAAATCTTCATCCGCACTTTGTACGTTTGTCATGATTTGAGTGTCACGATTTAAACCGTTACCGACTAATGGTCTGTATGCCAATTTAGACATATCAGCCATAAGCATGAATCCACTAGCGATTCCTCTAAATAGAGGTTCTTTCACTAAGAATAGAGAACCGTGGATAGTGTTGATTTCCATTAAGGAGTGACCAAACTGTCCTGCTACTTGTCCCATATTCATTCTGAATGGTGATTGATTTGTTCCTGTCGCAGTTGGTGTTGCTGCTTCACTAGCATTTCTGTTGTAAGCAAGCGACTGTGACATAAACGCATCTCCGCCCAGTTTGTTAAAGAATGAGATTACTGGTAAAGAAGCCATAACAAGTTTTTCACTTGCTCCGCCTCTTGCAGGGTCAAAGATAACCTCTAAGTCAGATAGCAATCTGTCATATGTAAGTTCTTTTTGTGCAACACTTCTGTAGTATGCATTTCCAGAATCATATGAAAAAGCTGAGTTATCTACTACTGGATTTACATTTTTAACAATGTGTCCAACTAGCCCTTCAGTGTATTGTACTCCGTTCACACGAGCTTTTTGACCGAAAAGCATAGCTCTTTCGATGTCTACTTTGTGTTCACGTAATTTTTGAGCCCAAATTCTTTCGAACTCGTTTGCATAGCCACGATATCTTGTAGCTATAGCTGTGTTGGTTAATTCACAAGCTGTTTTAAAGATTTGAGTATAACCAAAGTCATCTTCAATTGTGTCTGAGAAAGTATCAGGTGAACCTGTTCCTTCTTCGAATGATGTACCAACAATTTGACATGCGTCCTCGTTAGATAATACATTGTATCCAGATACATTTGCGTTTGACACATCAACAATTCTACCTGAGAAGGTAGTGTTTGCTGATTGTACGTTTGGTGCAGACTCAACTCTAACTAAAACTTGTCCATAACCAGCTGTTGAATCAACAGAGGATATTGCAATTACCATTCCTTTTGTAAGGAAGCCAATTGAACCGCCTGCTGCATCATCTACTGTAAAGTCATGTAATTCACCTTGCGCAACTGCTGCTTCTCCGTTAACATGAGCTGCTAAGTTAAAGTTACGTGCAGTGTAGTTAGTTACAGTTCTGTTTTCTAAATATCTAAAAACAGAATCATCTGTAGCTTGTTTAGCGACTTGGCTAAGATAGACGAAAAAAGGTGACTCCTCTGGCATAAGTTCTGCAACTCTATCAGAGAAATCATATAAGCGTCTAACGTCAGGTCGTTGTCCCACACCTGCGTCTGCAGATTGTGCTGTGATTACTGATGACTTTAAAGGTCCTTGATTAAAAGCCATTTTATTTACCTCTTAGTTAGTTTAGGCTATTCTACCGCTTTTGCTAGCATTCATAACTTTGTCCCAAATTTGGTCTGCTTCAGATTTTTGTGGTTGTTCGCCACCTTGAAGTACACCAGCTGGTTTAGGAATTGATTTTGCTTTTTGTACAGCTTCTAAGTTTTCAGTTTTCTTTACTGCCTTGCCTTCTCCTTCTTTCCATACTTTAATAAGTGTTTCAATAGGAAGGTTGGCTTTCGGAGTTGTTGCAAACTGTAAAAACTTCTCTGCATCATCTGCACCTAAGTTGTGCTTACTTACCAATTCTGTTTTCAAATTATTCATTGCCATTACATTCTGTAGTTTAGCCAGTTCATTATCTACTGTTTCGTGTACAAGCTTTTTCTCTTGACTTACCCTAAATTGGTAAGAATCAGATTCTGGCTTGTAGTAGGCGTCCCAAGGGTCAAAGTTGTCTGGAGTTGTACTCTTTTCTTGTCCTTTGTCCTCAATAGATTCTCCAGCAAGGCTTTTTTCAATTACGTTAACTAATTCTGGTTTTTCAGATAAGACTTGTCTTAACTGAAGTAAATCACTACTATCTTGTTTTAAGTTTTCGTGTTCTGCAACCTTTTTGTCATACATTGATTGAAATTTTTTAGCTTCTGTTTCCCAGTCTACAGCTTCAGATGTTTCCACACCTTCTTCTATGGTTTCCTCTTGCAATGAAATTTCTTGTTCCACTGTAGATTCAACAATTGGGTCTTGCTGTTCAACCTGTTGTTGTTCTTGTTCCTGTGCCATATTTTTTTTCTCCTAACCCTGATTTAGTCCTAAGACTCTGAACCAGGCTCGTTATTTTGTTCTTCCTCCAAATTTTTTTCCGATTGACTAATCAAATTGCCTAACCTCATTGCACTTTCTTTTTCTTTAACTTTAGTAGCAGAAGCAATCTCATTTAACCTAGATTTAAACTTCTCAACTTCTGTACGTTTTCTAGATGATACCATCTCACGTTCAGATGTCTGTAAATCGCCACTTAGTTTCTTTACTTGATTTTCAAGTTGTGTGATATATTGTTGCATTTGAGCCATACGGCCTTTTCTTTGAAGGACACCTTCTTTGTCAAAGATTTCAGTTTTCTTTAAAACCTCGACATCATCTACCAGTCCAAGCTTATAAGCATCAAGATACATGTTGTATTCAGATACCTTGTTGCTAGGTAAAGTTGAACCTGATATAATTCGAATATCATGCTGACCGAGTTGAATATCATTTTTCAACGTCAACAATTCATTCGATTTATCATCATACAATTTCATATTTACTGAAAACTCAGTAATATCATTATTTGGTTGTACAATTCTAAATGTTTTTGCAAACTTATAATGGTCTTTTGCTAGATTGTAAACAACCTGTCCTACCATTGATAAACTTGCTTCAATATCTCTTAATTTTGATTTACCTCTTGATTCTCCCATTTCTGATAAAAGCATAGTACCTCTAACAGATTCAGGTGCTTGGTCTTTAAAACCTTGTAAAAGTTCAGGTATACCAAAATTTAAATCTATATATTTTTCTACCCTGTCAATTAAATAATAAAACTCACTAGTAAGTGGAGCTGGTTGAGGGTAATGTGGCTCACCAAATTCTGGATTATATTCAATAACCGCATTTGGATTTGCCCAATCTTTTTCTAACTGACTAACACTATCAACACTACCTTCTGGAATTAAGAGTTTTAATCCAGCAGCAGATTGAGCGTGTGACAAGGTTAGAGAAAATAACTTATTTAAAAGTCTTTGTGAATCTTTAACCTTGTTCACATCTGATTTTGGATAGGGAGTATTAGTCCAAATGTTCGTAAATGGAACAATTGGATATATATCAGTGTTAAGAATACGCTCATAAAGTAAAGTATCTCCAATGCTACTGCATTGAGCAATTCTTGTTTGTAAAATTTCTTCTATTTCTAAAGCACCCATTTCGATAGCTTTCATAGTTTCTTCTTGTTCAACAATAGTAGCATACATTTCTACATCTATTATTTTTTCGCTACCATCTATTGTGTTAAAAAGTCTATAGAATGGAACTTTTACTTTGTAAAATCTATCAAGTATTTGATATTTTTGATTTACATTATAATCTAAATTCTTTGCTTCAGCAGGAGTTAAAACATTATTACTGTTTTTTAAGTTAGATGTTGGATAATCTTCTCCGTGTAAAGAATTAACTCCAACTTCTATATCATCAATCATTTCTTGCAATTGAGGATATAGGTCTAATACTTGCTGCCTGGTTAAAAAAGTAGACAATATCATTCCTGATGCATCGTTAAAAAATCTATCTCTTGATGCTGGGTCTACATATACTCTAAAAGGGTCTACGTGCGTATACTTAACTTCACCTCTACCATAATCTGCTTCAGGGTCTACATATACATACATATATCCCAGTCCAGTAACAGCATAATCGTGGACAACTTGTTTAAATGTGCTATCTCCATTAGATATATCCCACACATATTCTAGTATAGTTCTCCAAACATTTGCTAGTTTGTTGTCTGAGTCTTCTCTTGCAATAACAGAAAACCTAGCAGGTCTAGCTGTAAGCAATGATTTTAATTTATCAACAGCAGCATATACTCTATCTATAACAAAATCAGCTTGCCCTACAGCTTGTAGCGCATCTGATTCTTCGTTACTATAATGATTTCCTAGAGTAAAGTCTACTGCATTTCTTGCTTCAGCGTCCCATTGTTGTCTTGCGTCTCTCCAACGCCTAAACAATTCTTTTGTAATCTGAGGCTTAGATTTATTTTCGTCGTAATTAGCCATAAACTCCCAATTTAGTTTTTAGTCTAAAAATAACAAATTTTATGCACTCAAGTCAAGATAAAAATTATATTTTTTGACCAGTAACCCAGTTTATGACTTTTTTTGCTCTACTTTCTTCTATTCTAGTTATTTTGTCTTCTAGCTTAGAAGCTTCTATTGCAGAGCTTTTAGGAGGTTTTGCTGTTGTGACTGCATACCAAAGTCCGTCAAGTAGGTCGTCATTCCTACCTTTTGGAAACTCAAACATCTCATCTACTATATTTGCATGTTCTTTTTTGATAAACATTTTTCTTCGATTTACAATAGGGCAAAGCAATGCTTCTAACCTATCTTCTTTTTTGATACCAGCAGGAGGTCTTACTCCTTGAGATAAACCAGGAGCTAGTTTTCTGTCTTTTCCTACAAGTTGATTTACGTAATCTTTTACTAATCCTTGAGCACCGACTTTTTCTACATTAACTCTTCTTACAGGGTGATATTCTTTTGCCATATTTACAATTCGTTTTGGCATATCATATAAAGGAGAGTGCTCTCTATAGTAATCTACTACATATATATTTCTATCGCTATCAATAGCAATAACCATAATTACCTGAAAGTCGCTTCTTGCATTTGCTTCATAAGCTAAGTCAACTCCTATATATACATTTACAGGTATAGCAGACTCATCTACCATCATATAGTTAAAACCGTTTCTTTCTATAAGATTTCCTTGATAATAATTTAATCTATCTATATGAAACTTAGCACTTTCTAAATCTCTTGCTTCATTTAGATATTCTTGAGCAAACTTATGAACCAAGCCCATTTCAGTAAATCTTCTTTTAATATCAATTAGCTTCTCTCTAGTAAAATAGCTAGGCCATAGAGGAACATCGTCTACTATAGCCTTTTTATATAGCACATTCCAAGCAGATTTTCTATCTTCTTTTTGAGCTTGTAGATATCCATCGTACACTCCTTGTAGGAATGAATCGTAGTGGACTATCGTACCAATAAGCCATATTGACCCTTCGTTTTCTTTGGAGTTTTCCAAAGCGGGTTCTACTGTTGACATTACCCATTCTTTAATCTCTCTTCTTCTTTCTGGTGTTTTCGTATTTAATTCTGATTCAAAGTCATCAAGAATAATATTTGTATATCTTAATCCTAACTGAGAACGACCACGCAAACGTTGTGATGTACCTTTTGCAATAATTCTATCTCCTCTAGCGGTAGTAAATTCTTTTTCTGTCCACTTACTGCCTTTTAAGTCTCCAAAGTAATATTGAAGTGCTGGATTTATATCTATATGATTTTGTATATACTTAATATGGTCAATAGCCTGAGACTGTTCTTCTGACACCCAAGCAATAAATTGTTTTTTTTCTGGTGGAGAAAAATATAATTGATGTAAAAGCGCTGTTTTAGCTAACGTTGATTTAGCATGACCTCTGGGCAATATAATACAAACACGTTTATCTTGACCTAAAAGTATATCACTTAACTCATACTGATAAGGAGCAGGAGTTGACTTCATAAAATCTTCTGGTAGAAACATTTGACCAAAAGTCACAATATCCTTTCTTGCCAACTCCAAAGCTTTTTCTTTTTGAGAAAGGTCTGGTGGTATAATATTAAACTGTTCTGGCTTCTTCGTATTCTTTTTCATAAACTCTATCCATCATAACCATAGTTTTAGGTGAAAGCCAATCACCGTCAGGAACTTCTGTAAACATGCTAGAGCTTTGCCAAAGTAAAGGTCCAGCAACATAAACCCAACATTTTTCTTTTTTATTTGTTTCATCAAGTATTATGTTAGCTGTTGTTCTTATATATAAACCATCTTTTGTAGATTCGTACATATCATACATATTTAACTCTTCATCAGTAACATCCATAACTTCTACTATAGCACCTTTTCCTTTTTCGTTTTTAATTAAAGCTGGAAAAGACTTAGTCCCAGGAAATACAAGACTAAATCCTTCAATCTTTCCAGTTTCTTCAAAACCTGTTCTTAATGTTCCGTATACTGCTAATCTCATGAATGACCTACCTCTCTAGGTATACCTACATCTGTAATACCAAAAGATGTATTATATACTGTTAAACAATTAAAACATTTGACATGAGTAGTATCTCTTTTTTCTTTACTATAAAGAAACACTCCTGTTTTACTTAATCGATAATAGCAGATATGACAACGTTTATTTTTCGTTATCTTTTTTAACTTCCGCCAATTTCTTGTGTTGGGACCCTTGAATTGCATTTAGTTGCTCCTGTGTAAATCCTTGGAATAAGGTTAAAGACTCTGTAGTTTTCTCTGTATCCATCATTCCAGATATTTTCATTAATGTTGTTATAGCTGTTATCTTGTCTCTATCTGAAGAACCTCCTTTATCTATGATATTTCTCATTTCTTCTAATAGATATTGAGGAGTAATCTCAGCATCATTCAAGTGTTTGTCTATTTCTTCTCTAATCAATTTTTTTACCCTATCGGTTTTTAATAGTAACTTTGCTTGTGATTTTGCATAATTTTCATTTTTACTAGGAAATGCTTTCATATATGCTTCAACCACGTCGTCTCCTTTAGCAACATACTTTCCAAACAAAAATTCTTTATCTGTAGTATGTTTTCTGTTTTTCTTCCTAACAGATGGAGATTCTCCTGCTGTAGAAAAAGTGTACATGTTTGTTTTCATGTCTCCTTTCATTACAACACTTGGACTACAAACAAATGAACCCATTATGGTTCTTATGAATGTAGTTTCTTTTTTTCTGTCGTTTTTCTTTAGAACGCCTAGGTGTAACACTTGACATACTTGACCATCGTCAGTCAATATCCAATCTCCTTTATTAGAATGTCTCCAGTCTCTTACAAGAGGTAAAGTAACATACTTATCTCTAAACTCTTCAATACTTTCAAAAAGATAGTGCGTTACACCTTTTACAATACGTTCTTTCATAATTTAACTATTTCTCTTCTTTGTCGTCAACATCTTTTTCAAGTTCGTTAATAACAAACCTAGCATAGTTGTTTGCAAGGAATCGTAACTCATTAGACTGCTGTTCTAATTTTATTAATTGACCAGCAAGCTCATTAGCACGATTGAACTGAGCTTTAGCTTCTTCGGATAAGTCAGAATAATAAAATTCTAATTCCTTATCTCCACTCATCATTTTTAGCTTTTCTTCTTTTTTAGCCATGTTTCCTCCTAATTATAATGGTCTTACCATTGGTGGTGCATATTCTTCTAACTTACGATGTAGTTTTTCTAATATGACTACATCTGCTACATTGTGGTCGTAAACGTATTTCATCGCTTTTTCATCGCCCCATCTAGCTTTTTGCCACATTTCTGGTTTTACTCTGGTTTTACCAGCAATACCAAAAAACTCTGTAGCTGCCATTAATGATGAACGATGTAGCTTTAATTTAGATTTTACTACATAATATAGGTCTTTGTGTGACTTTTGCTTGTATAGCGGGAAGAATGTCTTATGATACAATGCACGTGTTCTGATAAAAGGAATATCAAAACGAGTACCGTAATATGTAAATATTACATCATATTTATTCATTTCTTCTACTAAAAGCTCTACAATGCGAGCATCTTGCTTATCTGACATTAGCTCTTCTCTTGTAATTTTAGCTCCAGCAACATTCTTGTCACCTCTTCCTTTTATACACCAAGACAACATAACATCGATATTAGCACTAAATCCAGTAGATTCAATATCTAGGTATCCGATAGTCATCTCATGTCCAGTTGTATATCTGGTAGGTTTTCTTAATCCTAAGGATTCTATTTTACGAGATACTGCTTTATATGTTCTATTATATCCAGCAATACGTATTTCTTGATACAGAGTGAAAGCAGACTTAGCAGTACGTTCATACTGGTCTATAATTCTGATTTCATCTTCTGTCCATTTTACTCCAGGCATTATTTACCCCATTTGTTTTGTTTGACTATCATTGCCATCACTGCATATACTGCAATATCCATAAAAGCATCGTCTATTGGTTCATTCTTTGCTTTCATATCGTGATTAGTTGACAAGTTGATTAGTCTGTTTATCTTATCATTAAGCCTTACAATTATACCAAATAAGGCTGTATTGACTTCTTTTTCGTTTTTTAACGTGGTACCCATAGCAATATTGCCAGGACCATAATCAAACTGTTTTTTACAAAATGTTAGGTACATTTCATTTAAAATAGTCTGAAATTCTTTTTCTGTAATAGGGTAGTTATCTTTTATATATGATACTACGTTTTCTGCTGTACTAGTTTTCTGGTTCATTTGGAAAGTCCTCCGCATCTTTTACATTTTCTAATTCACGTATTAACTTATCCCAGTTAAGGTTTTGACGTATTTTTTCTAATTCATCTAGTTCTTGCTGTAATCTTTGAACTAATGGTGCATTTCCTTGTTCTTTTGCTTTTAAGATTGCTTTTTTGAGGTCTTCCATAGATAGTCTCCTACTCCTAGTTGAAATAATCCGTTTGATATAGCATCAATAAGCCTTTCTTCGTGTTCTAGCCCATAATTAAAGAATATAGCGTGTAATACTTCGTGTACTAACGTTTCTTGTTTTCTGGATTTATGTATTTCGCTGTTAATAAGTATGATATTGTCTTTTACCAGATGTCTACCATATAGTTCTTTACTTTCATCTTCGTGTGTTAGTGGTAATTCTACTACCTTGTATAAATGACCACCGATAGTTAATTCCATTGCTTTTTTTTGTTCTTTTTTACTCATAATACTCCCATACTAGTTAATTGTGTATGCAAATTAGGTAAAAACTGCTACACAAGTCAAATAAAAAACGTATTTTTTTTAAAAAAATCGCACGACGTCTCAATGTTCTAGATTCTAATGCTCTATAAATCGCTATAAATAAAAAAAATCTTGACAGCAATAAAACAAAACAAGTAACTTTGACAGTCCGAAGGACAAAAAAAAAGATTAATGCTCGTTGCTCTTGAATAACATAGAATATTAAATCTATTTCTTATATAATGCTCGGTGTTCTAGAGAGGGTCTTACCGAAAAATTTTTTCCAAAATTATTCTAGTCGTCGAATTTCACCACCTCACCAGTTTTACCCCAAAAATTCCAACCTTGTTGAAAAAATCGCACTATTTTGTGTGTGGCTTTTGTTTCCATTTCGGCGCACCCCTCTAATATATTCACGCATTTAAAAAAAAGGTTGAAAATTCAGATTTTGGTTATATATGTTATTTTTTTTGATTTCTTAGACGACAACTTTTTTTCATTTTTTTGCATTATTTTCTTGCACGTTTGGTTCTTATATGTTAAAATTGTATATTATTTAACAATTGGAAACGAAAGGAAAAGGAATATGACTGAACTAGAAGGCGTATTGATAATGTGTCTTGTATTAGTTTTGTTTGGTGTCCATCTTTATATGATGGAACGTGCATTCAGTAGAATACGCGACTTAGAGTACCAACAGAAGCAACAAGACAAGTTAAATCGTATGATTAGTAGCGATTTAGAAAAGTTATCTAAGAGATAGTTGAATTAGCTTCGGGGTGTGGTGAGCCTGGCAACAGAAATCACCACTTAACTTAACAAACGAAAGGAATATAAAATGGGTTTATTAGTAATATATGCAGTGTTCATTACATTATGGGCGATTGCAATGACAATAGAGTACAACAAAGTATCATCATTTAAAAATGGATATGATGAAGGTTGGAATGATTGTAATAGCCATCATTGTTCAAATGAAGCATCAGAAGAATGTCAAGGACCATTCTAACACAAAGATACCCTGGGGCTAACAACCCTGGGGTATTTTTTTTGGTATATATAAAATAATTGGATAGCTCTAGAGCTGGACTATCGTCCCTCAGTCCAGCTCTATCCCCCGACGATTTCTAGGGTGTGCTTGATTATTGGGGTTTGACTAGCTAGATAAAAAACACATCTAGCTAGTCGGAGGTCTCCCCGACTTTTACATCAGGGAGACAAGAGAAGTAGATTATAAATCTACGCTTTCGATTTTGACTGATAGTCTAGGATAACAATCGACTGGCTTTTTTTCGCCTTCTATCGATTTATTAACTTGATAAACGAATTCGTCTTTATATTTCCTGATTAATTCGTTCCCTTCGGCAACGTTTAACACGTCTTTATTTTGTACTATTTCGATAATTCGGCTCATATCTTTATGAACTGCTTTATCTTGTTGATTTGTCAAAACCCTTGTCGCATTATCAACAATACGACCTTCGTTTGAGGAAGCTTCAAGAACGTCAATGTCCATTTCTTTTAGTTCTTCTTTGCTTAAACCTGTTTTGACCATAAGTTTAGCAAAAGCTTCTTGTTTTAATTTACTCATAAAATCAATCTACGTCTAAAAATCGGGATTTCCTAGAAATACTTTGTAAATATAAAAGATTTTTCGTCTTGACCGACTGACTAGTCTAAAATTCAAGCTTGACTAACTCTATGAGCTAGACTAAGTCTAGTCTAGCTCTCTACCCCCGACAATATAGACTATGCTGGACAATTGAGTTCTAGGTATTGTCGCTAGGATTTTGTAAGTTCAGATATGAAAAAAGACCCGATAGCAACCAAGTCAGCGACGATTTCAGGCGTAGCGTCGGGGAAAGGTAATAATATGAAAACAATAAAAAAGACGATTAGCGAACCTTGTCCTACTTGCAATCAGCGTTGGACTAGAGAGATTGACGTTCCTGCTCCTGTAGACGGAATGACAGCTTTAGTCATTATGAACGCTAGACGTAAAGTAGACTTGACAATGCAGTATCACGATGTCATAGATAGTAGTCGTAATGGAGACACAGACGTATTAACAGACCTGTCTTTTAACGAAGCTATAACTTGTATCGAAGTCTTCGCCAAATTACAGTTCAAAGACAATACATATCTACGTGTCGATAGCAACATTATGGACACTTATGAGATAAAAGATAGACGTATAGCATTAGACACTGGTAATATAGCAGACGGATTGAAAACACTTGCCAAGTTGTACCGACAAGCACGTAGAGCTTGGACGCCAAGTAGGTTGTAGACGATAGTATAATGATAGACTACAAGACATATCAGACGTTTTATTGTATAACAAAAGCTAGACTAGAAAAGGAGCTAGATAATGATAGAAGACAAAATAAAGACGCATAGACGCAATTTGCAAATGATATCAGGTATTGATAGACAATTAAAAGAATTGCAGTCGGCGATTTTCAATTTCTATGCAGACAACCAAGTCGTAAAAGATAAGAGAGACGAAATCACTCAGGACATAGCACAGCTACGTCAGGATTTAGAAGACGTCAGACTTATGAATTACGACATTACAAAGGGCATTATATAATGCAAAAAAACGACTATCAAGACAAGCGTGCCTTCGTTATAAATTGCTACAAAGATTTATATCGACAGGGACGTTTGTCTGGTCGTGGTATAGAGCGACACAATGAACTAGTCGCAGAATATATCAAAGACTTTAAAAAGTCTACTATGCAATTTTTACCTGTTCCAAAGACTATAAAACAGGATATAAAAACGTCATTAGACAGATGGTTTATTAAAAGACGTTATGAGAATTTTATTGGTATGGATAAAATACCTTATAAGTATAGTCGCAATCAAGCAAAGCGACTATCAACAAGAGAAAAATTTTGGCTTGCAATAGCAGGTACACAATGATTATAGCGACAAGACATAATCAGTATGGACAAATAGTCGGTTTGTCTGGGTGTTATTCCTTTCGCACCGAATATGTTTTGTCGCAAACTTCGCCTATACAGGATATAGGGATTTTAAACCAAAACAAAGGAGATTAGACTATGTGTGGTATATATGGTATAGCAAAGTCTCCGACGCCGTACACTAAGAGACAACATAAAGTTGTCAAAAAGGTGTTGCGTGAAATAGCAATAGATAGCCAGTCGCGTGGTTCTCATTCGTCTGGTATTGCTAAAGTCGGAACTAGCACTAGAATATATAAATCACTATTGCCGTCTGAGAAGTTTGTAGATACAAAAGAATATAATGAGGCAGTCAAGTCATTACTAGACGCTTCATACATATTGCTTGGACATACACGCTTCGCCACAGAAGGAGCAATAGTCAAATCGAACGCACACCCATTTAGAGTAGGCAACGTCGTTGGCGCTCATAATGGTTGCGTTTACAATATTAAAGAAATGCAAGGTAAACTAGACAAACAATGTCCAGTAGACAGCCAGCTTATCTTTAAGTCAATTAACGATAATGATAATATACAGGAAGCAGTCAAAGATTTTGACAGCGACTTTGCGTTATCGTTTGTTAAAGAAAACCCAATGGTATTGTATTTATGTAGAGAGACAAATCGTCCTTTACACGTCGCATACGTACCTGAACTAAAAACGTTGTTCTATGCAAGTGAAGCGTCGTTTATTAATGATGCTTTAATAATGCATAATTTAGACGCAGACGTTTATAGTCTTAACAAAAATACATTATATGCTTTTGATACGTCAAGGTTTGACGATTTAAAGACTAATGTAGAAAAGACGTTGTTCAAGTATGAAAGCAGAACGTATAGATGGAATATCAATCAATACCCGACAAATCGTGGTTGGGGTCATTTCAAAAATGCAAGTCAAGTAGTGGACTATAACTCGCAACAAGAACTTGAATTTGATGATGACATAAATGATGATTGGTCTAAACAATGGCTTAATGACGAAGCGTTGGAACTAGCTGAGATATTTCAGACTAGTCCCAATTCTTGGTTCTTTGACGAAAGCGACGACACTTGGTATTACGTCTGTCCTCACTCAGAAGAGGTATTTAGTGAAGACAAGATGTTTAATGACAAGTATGGAATAGACGTCTGGGAAGAGGTAGAGGTCAAAAATGCCTCCTGAAGGATATAGAGACCAGCCAAACCTTGACGTAGATACAGAAGTCTCTTGTTGTGAAGACTGTAATGAAGACGTCGTCGAAGATGGCAATCATTACACCAATTCAAGTGGCGACCCTTTGTGCGATAGTTGTGCAGAGAATTACGTCAATTGTGAATGTGGAGAGAATATTCATCAAGATGACGCTATGGAGTTTGATGGTCAATACTTCTGCGAGCCTTGTTATGATGAAGCAGTGATGTGTTGTCCTTCTTGCGACTACGAGATGTATCGTGATGATATGAGTTGGTCAGACAGGTATGGAGACTATCTCTGTGATAGTTGCTACGAAGAACACGATGAATATAGTCTACCTAATTGGGAAGTCTATAGCCACAATTATGTTCAAAGCAGAACTGACTGGGTACACCCTGATAGACATTATTACCCGAAAGACACTTTTCGTTGGATAAAGTCTAAAAGGTATATCGGTCTAGAACTGGAGACTAACTTCAGGTATGACGAGAGCTTCGGAGAAGTCCAAGACGACCTGAACTACGAACTCGGAAGAACAAGAGACACTTCTAAGAGAGACAGTTATCATACTCTTGGTATGTCTAACTTTGTCTCCGACGGAAGCGTCACAAGTCAAAGGCACCGATATGGTGGCGAACTTGTTATGCGACCAAGACGTGGCGATAGACTATTACACGATGCTGACTTCTTTTGTAAGCGTCTGGAAAACCAGTGGAACGCATATGCGTCTTGGAAGACTGGACTTCACTTACATATAGACGTCCAAGACTACGACTGGATACACGCGTCAGTCTTAACACTATTTACTAAACTGATGGAACCTCATATTTATACGTGGTTGCCAAAGTCTAGATACTATGGTAGTGGTGGACAACGTTGGGGCAGACCAGTTTCACAAGTAGTCGGTGATTTCAAATACATTGGCGATAGAGATAGTTTTATAGAGTTCTATTACGACAATGGTGGTTATACAAACGAAAAGTATAACGACAAAAGATATCATGGACTGAATTGGCATAGCCATTTCCAAGCCAATCAAGGTCTGGAAATACGATATCACTCAGGTACTTTGCAAACAGACAAAATCAAGTACTGGACGAAATTCTGGACACAAGTCGTGGATAGGTCTTACGAAATAGCAGAAGACATTAAAGACAATATGATTAGTTATTCCAACTTTGGAAATACTGATATGTTTAAGTCTTTATGGGTTTCTTCTACTGTAAACACCAAGTTGTCGCAGATGTCAAATCAGTATAGTCAATATACTGACTATGGTGATAGTTCTGACGTATTTGATTATAGGAAAAAGTCTGAGGTATTACGACGATATCTCGGTCTGCCTAAAAAAGATAGACCTTACTTATTGCAACCTATGGTACATTATTTGAGACATAGAGCAAATAGGTCTTGTATGTCGTTAGATAATATCTACGACGTGTTCGACATAGACGCTGATACAAAGAGCTACTTCCAAAATAGGAAGGAGCAATTATATAATGCTATGGAAGAACATACAGCGACTAAATTCTACAACGACGTATTTTCTAACGTCGATAGTATTGTAGAGTTTAACAAAGAGAAAATGGCATTTGAGTACAAAGACATATTTAAGGATACGTTCTTACTTGTGAACGACGTTAGATGTGAGGTGTGGAAACAAATGTCCGAACAAAAACAAAGTGTAGACTATGAATACCATCTAGTCAATTATAGTAATTATGATACTACTTTGTAAAGACAATCAAGATGGCGTCCGACAATTTTATGTCGGGCGTCGCTTGGTTTTTTTGATTTTATTTATGAAATTTTTACAAAAGCTCGACAAAAAGCTCGACACGAGACAATATAGTTCTTGGAATTATAGATTATTTTTTATAACTTGTGGAGTGAAAATTTATATTAACAGAATTGCAGGTAGTCAAAGAGGTTATGCAAAGACATCTTTTGGTCTGGCGACGCTACCTGCAATACAACAATGGGAAATAAAATGAACGATACTATAAGTAAGAAAAGCGACCCTGCTTTCATCAAAATATATATTCCAGTCGCTCACGATGAAGAGACTGAGCTAGATGTATGGGATGTAGACTTTGCTTACAACGAGTTTGCTAATGCTATCAAAGAGTTTGAGAACGACAATGATATGCGCTATGACGCTTGGAATGATAAGCAAAGAGATTATATGAATGACCAAAGATGAGTTATCTTGGATTTATATCAGTTGAAAAGGGCGAGTCGTCTAAAGGTCTATGGGAACCAACAGTTGTTTGTAAGTGTGGCAATAGACACGAAGGCGACGAGCCAAGTATTAATGTTAAAGAATGTGAACAATGTGAGGGAAATATGATTGAACACAAAGAAGGTGTTATAGAAATGATAGATACAGACGATATGATGGTCTGTGGATATTGTGGTATTGAAGAATTTTATATGGAAGATTGCGACTGCTCTGAAGAAGTTATAACTTACTCTGAATTTGAAGAGAAAATATCAGAAGAGACTATCGGCAATAAAGATGAATATCATAGAATATTAGACGGAGGTAGGTGCTAATGGGAGTATATAAAGTAGTAAATGTACTAGGTGACAAAAACTATATAAACGACGTACAATATCTAAAAATTAAAGATATGTACTTTATACTATATGATTTGTTAGATAGACTGGAGGAAAACAATGACGACGAAAGTTATGCAGAAGTAAAGAAGGCTATAAAACTTTTAACGTCTGTAATGCGAGGTATAGATGAGTAATAAGATAGTAGACAAAACGTGGTCTATAAAACACGAAGGTCATTTAAATAGAAATAATATTATATTCAATGAAAAGATTAACAGACTAATTCAAGACTTAGAAAGAGTTAATAATAGTCTAGGACATTTTGTGCTAAGGGAGGGAAAATGGACAAAAACGAACAAAGACAATTAAATAAATATAGGTCTGAAAGAGCTATAGCGATTAATAAAATGATACTTGAACTTACTGCAGAACTAGACGAGATAGGTTACAGAATAGAAACTATATATCGACCAGGTGCAGGATGGACAAGTGAAATAGTTAACAACAATACTGGAGAAAATCATGAGCAAAGGTTACGAGCAGTTTAAAAGAGTAGATAAAGAATTAGACGCATTACTTCTTTATCTAGAGAAATTAGAAGAAGACTACGCAGAAGCAGTAGCAAATGTAGATAAAAACTTTAATCAGTATAAAAGATATCAAAAGGCATATAATATATTATGTAATTATTTTGATTATATACCTCAGGATGATAAAGATGCGGTTGATAAAGAACTTATGAAACTTGACTTATAAAGTTTTAAAGTTTTATTTGACCCAAGTAAAACTATTTAACTATATTCTGTGTATGATAAATACAAAAGATAGATATCAAACTTCTTTCGTTGTGGACAAGAAACTTTGGATAAAGTTTAAGTCCAAGACGTTAAAAGAAGGTGTGTCAATTAAAGATAAACTACATAGTTTGATGACAGACTATGTAAATAACAAGGAGACAACGAATGCCCGCAATTGGTTTTCTTTACCCCGATGGAAGTAAAGTATCATTTGAAGACGTTAAAAAGGGCGACGTAGATATTGTTAAAATGGGTATGTCATTACCTACTTTAATTGAAATGTCGAAAGAAAGAGACCCTGATAGAAAGCCGTCTACGACCGAGCTTCTAAATGGAGCGTGTGAATCTTATCTTAAGAGGACTAAAGAATATTATGTAGACCCTCAAGATAGAGCATTTTCTCTAGCAGGAACAATGCACCACGCTCGACTAGAACAACACGAAGACGACAGACATATGTTGGAAGAAAAGCTAGAAGAGTTTAACATAACTGGTATAGCCGACTTGTATGACAAGGAGACTAAAACATTACTAGATTATAAAAACACTGGCTCTTACAAATGTGCTAAACTATTAGGGATGACATATAAACTAATTCCAGACCCGTCTGGTGCTAGATACAAAATGAGCGGTAAATGGGGAAAAAAAGGTTCTCCTAAGATGATTAAACAATGGTATCGTGATGAAGGTCTAGCAGAATATGGAGATTGGGGCTGGCAGGTAAATTGGTATAGATATCTTTTAAATAAAGCTGGATATGACGTAGATAATATGTATATTCAGGTTACTTTAAGAGACGGAGGTCTGGCAGTATCTAGAGATAGAGGTCTAGACAAACATATTTACCTGATTGAAATACCTAAGTATGACGATGAAGTATTGGAGAATAAGTTTCTTTCTGCTAGAGATGAGCTTGTAAAAGCTCTAGAAACAGGGAACTTGCCTCAAAAGTGTAGTAGAGAACAAACCTGGGACGGTAGAAAATGTCAGTCATTTTGTGACGTCAGACATCTATGTCCTTACAACAATGGGAGTATAAATGAGTAAAGTACTGGAAGCTGCGTTAGATACTGACGGTAGAGATGCTATGGAAGTATTACACGACCAAGCAATTCTCAACACTCAAGACGATGTATTGATACGTAAGCACCAACACGTTTCAGAAGAACCTACTCCAAGCGACGTAGTTAAAAGTAGAAATGGTTTTGACTATGTAGATGAAGGATATATGCGCTGGCGTCTAAACCAACATTATCCTATATGGTCTTGGGAAGTAATCAAATATGAAACTCTTGGAGATAAAGCTATTGTAGTTCACGGACGTCTTAAAGTTATGGACGAAGGTGTACCTCGTAGTTTTGATTCAGTCGCAGCACATAGAATAGCTGTATCTAGAAATGGCTCAGGGTATGTAGATTTAGGTAATGACCTAAAAGCTGCTAACTCAGACGCGTTCAAGGTTGCAGTAAATAGACTATGTAATGTAGCAGACGATGTTTATCGTAAGCAATATATAGATAAGAGTCTTGGAGATGTCCAAGTAAATAATCTTATGGATGTTATTGCAGAGATGGACAACAAAGAAGAAGCAGACAAAGTGCATAGAGCACTTAAGTCTGGAATGATAAACCAAGACAATTACGATAAAGTAATGTCTAAATTAATCGGGAGTGAAAAATGAGTAATGTTACAGATGTACTAAACGACATAGATAACAATGTAGCTTATTATAATCCTTCAGAAGATACAGCAGGTAAGAAGTATGCTACTATCGAAGAAGGTTCGTATGAAGCTATAGTCAGTAAATTGACTATCAAAAAAGATATCGTTGTTAGAAATCAATATCTAAGCGACATCTTTGAAGCTACCTACAGGCTAGACGATGATAGATATCCTGACTTAAAAGGTAGGGAAGTCAAGTCTAAAGGGTACTTTAGATTTAAAAGCCCTGACAAAAAGAAATATCCTAAGCTTGAAGACAACCAAGGTAATAACAAAGGATATATGATATTCGCAGAAGCTTGTGGTTTTGAAATGCAGAAAGACGACCAAGGTAGATATCTTTTACCTATGGTTATGGAGTCTGACATTTCAGGAAACCCTGTGACTATTAAGGTTGTACACGACAAGTGGACTGACCAGTCAGGAGAAGAAAGAGTAACACCAACTGCTGTCAATGTTTTTAAATCTAATAGAAAAGTAGACAAGCCAGTAACAGAAGACGAATTGCCGTTCTAATGAGGTATTCTTTCGAACTTACAAAAGAAGAAGCAAAGTCTATCATAGAAACCTTGCAGTCTACTAGACACGAAGACGAGGAAGATATGAAGAAACAGGCTAGAAGAGCCTTTGAATCTCAATACAAAGACCAATATAAAGAAGACGCTCCTGCTGTAAAAGACAAAGATGTTCTTGAGCAGTCAAGAGCGGCTCTTGGTCCAAACTATTGTGATACTTGCGATTAATGGACATTAGTAAATGGAATGCCATTATGAAGTCTTTCCAAGACCTTATGGGATACCAACCTGGTATTAACGAGGTTTTGGTGACTAAAAGACTTAGCGCAATAGGATTCAAAGACATAGAGAAAATAAGTGGGCGAGAAGAAAAATATCTCGTCCACATCTTAAGGAAACGTTATAGGGAGATATTAGATGACATCGAAAGAAATAAAGATAAGAGAAAAGATAGAGAAAACGGGAGTGACGTCAACCAATGAGTGTTTTGTCAAGTACAGAGCATTTCCTTCATTTACAAAAAAGGTAGTTTTGGATATGATAGAAGAAGGATATAACATAAGTATTATCAACGACCACATTGATTTGTCGTTTTTTTGGCTCGACTGCACAAAAAACATAGTTTTCCCACAAAAAAGAGTGCTAAACTAAAATAACGCACGAGGTTGCCCTTCTATGGACGAAACACATATTAGTCGACAGTTATGTCGAAAGTGTAATTATAAACGCTTAGAGGGGCATTCTCGAAAGGAAAATTTTTGAAAAGACCAATTTTATACGAGAAAAGGTTTAAACAACCAATAATATTTGATGGATTGCAAGATGGGCTTGTTTCGCCTACTGATATTGACTTCTGCTTTGAAGTCGGCAATAAATTTCTATTAATAGGAGACTGTAAAAAAGACGACGCTCCGTTTCCATTAGGGCAAAGACTAGTAATAGAAAGAATTGTCGATACCTGGAGAGCGACCAGGAAGATATCATTAGGAGTTATTGCCACACATAGCACAAGCCCTGAGCAATCAATTATTCTAGCTAACACTGTAGTGACTAAAGTATACTACGACGGAGAGTGGAAAGACACTTTTATGGTGTTTGACGATTTTGTTAGAAGAATAGCAGAAAGATTTGATATAGATAAATTAAAAAATTTGAGTTGACTGAGAAAAGAATAAATAAGTATATTAAAATATGGCAAGTAAATCAAAAGCAAAAGGTAATCGATTCGAAAGAGAATGCGTAGACATTGCAGAACAACACGGCTTCAATGCAAAAAGAGCCTGGGGTAGCGATGGTAGAAGTATAGGTATGTCTCCAGAGGTCGATTTAGTAATAAACTATTTACTAGACGAAAATACTTCAAGAGAAATGAAGGTTCAATGTAAAGTAAGAAAGTCTATTGCTAGCTATCTTTTACCACCAGACGATTGCGATATTACTCTTATCAAACAAGATAGAGGAGAAATATACGCAACTATTCGATATAAAGATTTGTTGGAATTAATTCAACTAGCTTTTCAACTCGACTAATCACAATTAAATAGGGAGATTAATATGAGAAGTGTCTTTAGTTATAAGACTACAGAAGAATGGGAACGTGAAAAAGCAGAGTTTATGACTTATTATCATTACCTTAAACAAGTAGACCCTGATGGTTATGAAGACTGGTTTGATAAAGATATATTAGACTTGTATGTAAACAGCAAAAGAAATCCATATTTCTATTCACAAAGAGCAAAACCAAGTCACGAAAACGTTTCTATGGTAAGAGTGCCTACTAGATGTCCAATATGCCAAAAAGCTTGGGCAATAGAAATGCAAGACAATAATAAATTTGAGCCTGGATACTTAGACCAGTCTGTATATAAAACTATACCTATGGTGAAAGGAGTGTGTCATAAATGCAAGAATCAGTAGGTGGTATATTTAGCGACGATGCAGAAAGAGCTGTATTAGGTTCTATTCTAATAAAAGATGAGTGCTATGATGTAGTAAAAGAATACATTGTAGAAAGCGAAGCGTTTTACGTAGAGAAAAATAAAAAGATTTGGGAAGTAATGACAGAACTTAAGTCAGAAAATATTCCAATAGACATCGTTAATATATCTAGCAAGATAAAAGGCATTACATATTATTTAACAGGACTATCTGAAATACCTAGTACTGCTAATGTAGAGTCGTATGCTAAGCAAGTTAATTCTGATTGGCTAAGAAGAAAACTAGTATCGCAATCACACGAGATTGCTAAGAAAGCTTACGACAATAATAATGATATTAGCAGTTTACTTGTAAATGTTCACGACACAACAAGCTCTTTACTAAACTTAGAGCCTGGTCAAAAGTTTGACTTAGATACATTGTTGTCTATGACAAAAGATTCTCTGTTCAACAAACGCAACCTAACTACCACTGGTTTTGCTCCGATAGATAATATAATATCGGGTATGACTAGAGGAGAAATAACTATTTTTGCTGGGCGACCTGGGAATGCTAAAACCACGACAGTTGCCAATATAGCTAGAAATCTTGTGTTGTCTGGCAAAAAGGTTGTGATGTTCAATAGAGAAATGCCTAATACTGAGATGATGAAAAAGTTTATTGCTATGGAAGCAGAGGGTATTACATACCATATGTTGCGACATAACGCAGTCACTAGTAAATCAGAGATTGAAAAAAGTTTAAATATTATTAAAGAAAAGTATACTGACAAACTATTTATGTTTGACAACATACGAAATTTAGAGGGAACTTTTCGTGAAATTAGACGTATAAAACCTGACGTCGTTATTGACGACCATATAGGTTTGATTGAATACCCTAGTAATGATATGAGAGATTTAAGATTGAAAATAGGTGATACATCAAGAAGATATAAATGGTTGTGTAAGTCTGAGAATATTTCAGTTATTCTTGTTTCACAACTTAATCGTAACATAGAGTATAGGACAGAAAGAATTCCTAAACTTAGTGACCTTGCCGAGTCTGGTAATCTAGAACAGGACGCAGAGATTGTAGCATTTACACATTATCCTTGGACTGTAAACTTTGAGAATGCAAAGCATGGAAAGTATGGACTAGATATAGTTGTGGCTAAAAATAGGTATGGGTCAACAGGGAAAGCAACGGTTGGTTTCTCACCAGATTGTTGTACGTTGTATGATACTGTGGAAGAAGCAGAAGCAAGTGTCGCAAAAGAAATGCCAGGCGTTCCATTTTAGAATTGTGAAAGAGATAGTATGTCTTCTATGTTTTCTAGCGATGGAGACCTTCTTCTACGAGGCTTTTTTTTGAAGCTTTTTCTTTTCATAAAATCACTTCTCATTTCATCCATAAGCTCTCTTCTCATTATGTTAAATAGACCCATCTGTATATCGTTGTCTGGAAATGGACCTATTCCTAGGTCTTCTAAGGAGCCTAAATTTATAGAAACAGGCTTACCTTCTCCTTCTCTTGCATCGCTACCAAACTTTCCAGCAAGAGCAGATACAAGGTCGTAAGCGTTAAGTTGGCCTGATTCAGTTAATACTTCTAATAAGGTTGCATTTTTATATTTATTGGGCTCAAGTTCAAAATCGTACATATCTTTTATAACTGCTTGACCTCCGCTTAAATCTAAAGTAGACTTACCTAAAGATGTTTTTAAACTTAGTGCTGGGTCAAAACTTTTTTTAATAAGACTTAATAAATTACCTTCGAACATAATATCATCAGGACTTCTTGTATATTCTCCACCTGGCTGAATAGCAACTGTTTCTTTATCTACAAAACGTCCACTGTTAATTATCTCTACTAGATTAGTTTTTAAATAATCTAACTCCTTAGACGTTAAGTCTTCTTCAGTAAAAACTTTATCAGGACTACCAAACAAGTCTGCTAACAAAAATCTAGCATTAGAAGGTATAATGCTCTTTCTTTTGCTACCAAATAATCTTTTAAATAATCCTTGTCTATCTGCGTATTTCATGTTTTAACGAAAGGTTCTTAAATAATCCATAACTTCTTGTATTCTTTTAGGGTCGTTTAATATTTTAGTTGTACCAGTGGTTGTTCTATATCCTGGTACAAATTCTAAGTCGCTAAGATATTTTATAGGAATACCTTGCCTAAATCTATAAGTACCTCTTGTTAAACCGCTTGTAACTAGACCTTTAGGGTCTCCAGCAAATCGTCTTACTAATTCGTCCATGTCTGACATAAAAGGATATCTAGCTTGGTTTAAGTTTCCTTGCACTAGACCTCCTTTATCTCTCATAATTGATTGAACTATATTGTCAAAATAATCTGGGTCAAAAGATTTTTGTCCAATCCTTCTTGCTATTTCATCTGTAGCTTCTTTATTTATGTCATATATATAACTAGATGGAACTTCAAATCTAAAAACAGTTCCAGGTTCATTTAAAACATTAATATCGTCAACTCTCTGTCCAAAACTTAAATTTCTTGCATAACCTTCTGCATACTTAGGAGACAAAGTAGCGTAAGTAGAGTTAGGAAAGTTCTTTGCGTCTCCCCATATTTTTTTACCTCCACCTACAAGCATCCCGTCTTCAACTAATTTAGAAAGAGACTCCTCTGTTGAAACCCTATTAACTCCCCTGAAGTAGTCATAAGCATCATCCATAATCCTTGACTTTAATAATCCTCCAACCAAAGGACCAGCAAATTTACCAGCTCCGAAAGTAGCAACATCAAAGGTAACATTTCTTACAGGATTTTCTACGTAGTCAGACAAAATACCAACACCAAATTCCATTCCTTTGGCTATAGAATTGACACCAAATTCCATTCCTTTATATAGTCCAGATATGGCAGCCTCTGGAGCTTCCTTTAAAAGAAAGTCTGCTATTGTCTTTTCTTTATTTTTTGTCTCTACGTTTTGCATTATTTTTTAGTTCTTCTAAACAAAGGACCACCAACAACTCTTCCGCCTAATTCAGCTACTTCATCTTGTAGCATTCTAATTTTATTAAGAGTTTCTGTAACATTTATTGGCTCTAATCTACCAGGAATACTTTTATTGTAGGCACTTCTTATTTCTTTCATTCTAAGAGCAGGAAGATTAGTTCCTACTTCTTGTTTAGGTAATTGTAAAGCTCTTCTAACTGCTTGTTTTACAGGTTCTTGACTAAACAATTCTTGTTGTCCTAAAGGTTTTTGAATTATACTAGGAGTATATTGTGATGGTTGACTTCCTCTTCTAAAAACAATATCTCCTATTTCACTCTTTCCTCTGCCCATCATCTCTCTAAAAATGTCTAGTATATTTTTACCGCCTCTTCTAATAGCCTGTCCAGCAACTTTTAATCCACCGCCTCCTACAAGCCCCATAGTAAAGTTCATTAGTTCTTCGTCGCTCATTGCTGCAGCAAGCTGTTCGTTTCTATAATCTTTCGACGACATAACTCTACCAAATCTTTGGTCCTCTATCTGTCTAGTCAATGCTTCAACAAGTACATCTGCTTCAGAGCTTTTGTCTCCAAAGAAGTCTAAATAATCTTCCATTGTTATTTTATCACTACCTCCCAGTAGTTCTTCCTCTAAGTTTAAAGGTGTAGGTCCAGAACGTCGTAATGGTTTCCTACCTCCCAGTAGTTCTTCCTTTAAGTTTAAAGGTTTCATTTTATTTTTATTATCTGCCATAATATTTCCTTAGTTTCTTTTTAATAATCCTTTCAGAGGTCTATCTGCACCCTCTGCTCTGTATCCTTCTTGTTCTTTTAATCTCTTCTCCCTAATTTTTTCTTGTCTTTCTAATGCTTTTTGATAAGATTCTTCTGAAGGGAAGTCTTCTCTTAGTTTACCAAAAGCCATCTTTCCTCTTCCTGGTATAATTGTTACACCATCATCATCTACAAAACCAAACTCATCTTTAACGTTTGCTTCATAGTGTTTTTGATGTCGATTTACAAATCTTGCATAATATTCCATTACTTTTTTTTCAGAATAATCATCTGGAACAATTTGTAAACTAGGGAACCTTCTAACGTAAATAGATTCGTTCCAAGTTTTTATTTTTTCTCTTGCATCTGCCATCACTTCATCATAGTTATCTAGCTTATCAGGCATATATCCTATTTCTGGGTCGCCTTTTTCGTTGTAAGTAAACAACAACATATTATTTACTTCGCTTATTATGTTTGACTTCATAGAAGAAACCTTAGCTCTTTCAAAACCTTCTGGATATTGAGCAAGCTCTATATCTGTGAAAGGTACAACAAGCGGAGAATAATGATATCTTTTAAAGAAAGCATTAGGCATAGAACCAAATATAGGACCATTTTCTCTTAATAGTTTTCTCATTCTAATATCTATAGGTTCACTACCTTGGAAAAACAATCCTTCTACCAGCCCTTCATCTCCTGGTTCTCCAAAAAGATTTCTTGTTAATTTAACAATATCGTCAACAATCAAAGGCTTAACAGCAAACTCTACACTACTATAAAATGTATCCATGTTTGCTATAATATCTCCAAAAGAACCTAAAGTACCAGCCCCTGCTAGTATGTTTAATCCATCTTCAAGGCTAAGCTGTCCCTTCTGTCCTTGGAAAAATTGTTTATTTATCTTATCAATATAATTTTTTTGTTCTCTTTGTCCATAAAAAGCTCTGTCTCCAGATAGTGCTTGCAAGAAAGCGTCTTTTGCTGATACAGCCATAGTACCTCCAGTTGCACCATATGCTAAAGTATATAAAGGTTGTAGTATGTTTCCATTTTCTATTTCAAACTTATTGTATTCAAAAGTATATCTAGTTTGTCTTATAGGGAATCTTTTAAATAGTAAAAGTGTTTTTGTATACTGGTCAGTAAAACCTAAAGCATCTAACTCAAAGTCTCTACCCATCTGTGATTGCTGAGCATATCTTTCCATAGCTCCCATAATTTTTTTCTTTTGTCTTAATTGAGCTGGAGTAGTATAAGTTCTATTGATAACAGAATCTTTAAACTTTTCAAGCTCTTTTGGATTTAAATTAAATACTTGTTTTAATTTATTTGTTGCATAAGATTTTCTTTGTGCTCCAGTTAGTACAGTTGGCATACCAATATCAAATCCAGGTTTACCATCTAACATCTTAGTAAGCTTTATAATATTGTCTTCTGCAGCAGAAGCAGCAACGATTTTATTCCAAACGTTAACAGTCATAAATGGCTTAGAAGCAACATCTTGTGCTACCTGCCAATAATCATTAGCACCCCAAACTTCTCTAGCATAGCTTTCAGTAAGACCTCCAGTTGCTCTAGACTGACCTCTTTGTAAAGCTCTACTACCACCAAGAAGTTCATCATACAAATTCAAAGCTGTAGCTCCAGAACGTTTTACCATATCTCTTACCTGAGGATTTGTCCAATAATTTACCAAACCTCTTACTGTAGAAGCAGCTCCAAGTTGAGGCAATGTAGAAATAAATGTCTGAGTTAAATTAGGAATAACAGCAGTACCAAAGTTAATTTTAAAGAAGAACTCTATCTCTGCAGCTTTTAAAGCTCCAGCTGTAAAGTCGTTAAATCTACTAAATGCATCTTCACCAGTAATTGTTTCTTTTAAAAGTCTTACCGCATCTTTCTCTTTGACAATAAAAGGTGGTAGTTTATCAGGACTGTTTCCTTTGAATACTCTACCTATATAGCTTCCTGCTCCTTGCAATTCTATAGAATCATCTATTTGATTTACAATAGTTTCAAATAAAGCTCCTTCTGGCATAAACATTTTGTTTAATTCTATAGCTTTTGTAGAACCATTTATATAGTCTGTTCCAAGAGTTACTACATTTTTATCCAACAAGTTAGTTTTCTTTTGTTCAGCCAAAGCCATGATATCTACGCTTTTTCCTTTACCTAAAAGTTTTTTACTTTTCTGTAAAGGAGCATATGTTTTAAATCCATCGTTATATATTTGAGCTTGTATATTAGCCCATACATCATAGTTTGGAACATCAGATAAGCTACCAGGCTTTGCCTCTAAAGCATCTCTTGTCATTGTCCAAACGTCTGCAAAAGCTCTCTCTGCTTCATCTTTAGAACCAGCAAGTTTTTTTACATAATCTTCTAGGTATTCTGTTAATTCTGCTTTTTTGGTTTCGTCTAAATTTCTTAAAGCTACATCAGAATCTAAACTTAGATTGTCTAGCTCTTTCATAATAACTTTCATCTTTTGATTTATGTTTAACATATTAGAATATATAGCATCTCTTATTGGTTTTTTTATAACACTAGGTAGGTAGTATTTTTGTCTACCTGCTAGTTTCATTTTTGTTGAAAGAGCATCATCGTATATAGGGTCAAAGGTTCTTTTTAAATTTTTAACAATCTTAACTCTGTTGTTTAAGAAAAATCTTTCTTCTGGTGTTAATGGAAACTCTGTGCCTTTTCTGTCTGCTTTTCTTATAAGTCTTTTATTTTCTTTTATCATTTCATCTAAATAGTCTACACCAGTTATTTCTCCACCCTGTAGCTTCTGATATGTTTTCCAGGCAGAAGGTATTTTTGTTCCATTCTGAAGTACAATTTCGTCAGTTTGACCTACCAACCATCTTTCTGTTAATCTACTTTGAAAAGGATTATATCCAAACATTCTTGAAACAGGCAACACAGCCTTTCTTAAACTTATAACAGATGTGTCCATACCTAAAGCCTGCTGAAAAGTAACTACTCTATCTGTAGCTGTTGAGGTAATGTTTCTGTCAAGTTGAGCAAACATTCTTGTAAGAGTTTTAGCTTGAGGACTTTGTAAAGATGACTGAAATCCAGCAAATAAAGACCTTGCAAAGTTTTCAGCAATAGATGCTCCTGATGTACCAGAAATATTCTCAAGTTCTCCAAAAAATTCTCTTCTTATATATTCTTCATGGTTTCTTAATAGAGCCATATCTCCAAATTGTTCTGTAACAAGTCTCATTTCTATATCAGACATATCGTTTATGTCAGGAAGTTTGTCTGGATTTTGAAATTTCTTTATATCGTATTCTGCACCTACGTTTGCTATAGCTCTATCATAGTCTCCTTTTTTCAAGCCATGCTTTCCTGAGTAAGAATCATCTCTTAGACCCTCTAAAGCCTTTCTTCTAATTCTAGTCATTGCAAACTTTTGATTAAATACTCCCTTATTATTTGCTTCAAATCTTTTTTTCAGTCCAGGTTGAGATGTATAGAATTTAAAGAATAAATCAGCGTTTTCTTCATCTAACGAATATCTTAATCTTCCTGCTTTTACTTCAAAAGATATACCAGTATCGGTAACTTCCATAGAGTTTCTATCTATCTTAACGTCTAAATCTTTTGGTATTTCATGTAGAGTAGGTTCTAGACTACCATCTGCTCTTACTACCTTACCTTTAATATTAACATTCATATATGGTCCAGTAGCCATACCTTTTGGCAGCTGTCTTGAATTTAATCTTTTAATAGCCATGTCTGATTGGTCTGTTTCATAACCTATTAGCTGCATGTTACCATCTGCGTCTGTTTCAAAGATAGGTTTTGATGTTACATCTGTTGAAGTGTTTTCTACTTTAATTAAAGGGTCTTGAACTCTAGTATATATATCTTTGCTTCTTTTTCTAGAGCCCGCTAAACTAACTGCCTCTTCTGCAGCATCAGCAAACTCTTCCAAGCTCATAGACCTTGTATCTACACCTGGAGCAAACTTACCAGTTTTGTATGCATTTCTAAGACTTGATGGTACATATGAAGCCAGAACAACGCTAGTCGTTAAAGTTGCAAGACCTACTTCTCCACCTTCTATGTCTGATATAACCTTTCTCATTTCAGGTTCTACGATAGCAGCAGTTAAGAATCCTCCAGCTATCTCTCCACCAATACCATACTCAACACCTTTTGTAGTAACACCTCTTGGTCTAAAACCTGTTTCTACCTGAAGTTTTCTGCTTGTAGGCATAATAGGACCAAGAAGACCACCTTTGGTGTATCTGTTCATACCAAATCCAGTAGCACCACCTATTGCAATACTATAACCTTTTAAAAAATCTTTAGGGTCTGCATAGTTTACTAAGTCTTTTGCAAATAAATTATATCTTTCCATTTCACTTAAACCATCAAATTTGTCCAAGTCATAGTCTCCTGCAATAACAGCATCTCTAAGATTTAAAGTTGAGCCGTATAACATATCTAGGTTAGCAAAAGTAATTCCTTCATATCCCAAAATTCTATTCATATCCGTTACATAAGGTTTAATAGCTCTTTTAGGCATAATTCCTTTTTTAACCAGTTGTTTTGCTATATAATTATTAACAGAATTTAAACCTAAATTTTTTGCACCTATGTTTATTCCTGTTTTTGCAAGCTTACCTAAACCTAAAGAGCCTGCAGTAATCAAAGCATTTTCTCTTGAAGGCATTAAGAAACCTCCTATTCCAACTCCAAGATTATACATCCAACTTTCGTCTCCAAGAGGTAAGTCAAATGGTTGTTCACCGTAAAGAACACTTTCTGCTATACCAGGAATACTTCTATTGTAAGCGTCTTTAATCATTCTTCCACCAGGTCCATTATATGCACCTATTGACCATCTTAACGCATTGTTCCAATATCCAAGAGAGTATTCTAACTCTTCGTCTGTAGGAGCTATATAATTTCTTTCTTCTTTAGGCGGTCTACCTCTTTCGCTAAGAAGTCTAGGGTCGTCGTCTTCTTTTATTTTAGCTTTTAATTCTTCAATTCTTTTTAACCTTGCAGGGTCATTAAAATAAGAATCAGCTTCGGAATAAGGATTAGGGTTCCAATCTGGCATTAATGGAATTAATTTTAAGTTAGGGTTTCCTGTATATGCATCAAAACCAGTTTGCTTATTACTTGATAGAGCGCTTGAAAAGTCTATCTGCGGATTTGTTGGGCCATTAGACAAGGTATTAGTCCTCTATTAGTTTTAATCTAAATCTTGGGTTTGGTTTGTCAGTAGTAGACATATAGTCGCTCCATGTCTCGTAAGGTCCTAGATATTCTTCTACTTTCCGTACTATTCTTTGTTGAGTTTCAGAGTTGCTTAGTTTTTCAATTAGCTCTCTTCTATTGTTAATACCTCTTAACTCTGGGTCTGACTCTATAGCTAATCCAACATAAGCGTTTACAAAATATTGTTGACCTCTAGATTCTCCTGGCTTTACTCCTTCTCCAAGTATTTGAAATAAAGTTGGTTTGCCTTCGCCCCTATATATAGTTTGTACATACATGTCATCCATAAGTTGTTCAGCTTCAGGTGAACTTCTTTGAGTTCTCCAAAGAGTTTTCAAATATTCCTTTTGAAATTCTTCTCTTTTTGTTGATGTATCCAATGTAACGCCCTGATTTTTTGCTTCAGATAACATCATATCAGAAAAACCCTTTGAGCCATATGTGCTTTGAGCCCATGTAAGAGCTTCTGCTGGTTTGTAAAAATTATCACTTTGATATCTACTAATTAAATTTCCAACTGTTTTTAAGTCTGCTTGTATACCATCAGCGCTTGGACCACCTGGCATTTCTGCTGTGCTTAATCCTAAATCTTTAAACCAAGGTTGATTTTTTCCTATGTTGAGAGCTTTATTAAACTCTTCTATAGTCATACTACCTTCTGCTACAGCATCTAACATATTACCATATATATCACTCTTGTCAACGTTAGGGTCTCTGCTTAAAAACTGCTTAAATAAACTTTCTCCCTTTAACTCAAAATTTTCTTCTTCTTTTAATAACTTAAGATAATCTTCAGCGGTTTTATAAAGTCCTAAATTTTCTGGTTTTACCATACTATTTCTAGCCATATCATAGGTATATGTTCCTGGTTTATCATCTACTTCTCCAAGAAATATTCTTGCTGTTCTAAAGTCTCCAGATTTTATGTATCCCATCATAATATCTTCATATTCGTCTTTAAATTTGTCTTCTCTTTTTGTTGCTTCATCAGCAGCTTTCTGTGTTGCATTAGCTGCATCTCTTTTTTTATAGTAATCTAAAGTAGCTTCACTTCTTTTTTGTCTTCCAACTTCAGAACCTAGCTGTCCTAATACTTTTGACAATGTGTCTGTTGGACTAGTTGTTACTTTTGGGAATAAAGTTCTTCTTGCCATTACGTTCCTCCTGATTCATCCATTTGTTGGTACATATTATATACATCATAAGCTAATTGTTGTAAATGAGAAGCAGTTAAGTTGCTATGAGCTTGGCTTACAAAGTATTGAAATGCTTGTGTAGCATTACCAAGGTCTCCAAACATTCCTGAATACTGTTCTAGTTGCTGAGCAGTCATACTTGAGCCTCTAGGTATATTGGTATATCCAGTATATCCTGATTCAGTTCCAGCTCCCTTGTCTTTCTCTCCTCCAGATGACAGTATGTTAAGAGCTATTTGAGATTGAGAATTTATAAAGTCCATTAAAGAACCTTCCAATACTCCCATTTGATTTCCTATAGATTCTTGTGCTCCAGCATATTTAGACTGAGTTTGCTGTCCTAATTGTAGTAAATTTTGTTGTCCAGCTTCTCTAGTAAGCCTTCTTCTTTCTCCTTGTCTACCTCCAACAAGACCAGTAGTACTTTCTTGTCCTATCATTTTTAGTAAACTATCTTGTAGGTTTGCTTGCATTGACTCTGTTCCAGCTTGAAATTGTTGTCCTATTTCTCCTAACAATCTTGACTCTCTATCCATTAAAGACTGTTGGGCGTCGTAATATCCAGCAATATCAAATTGTCCAAATAAATCAGCATATTGAGAAAATCCTAATTGACTAGCAGGGTTCATTAAATTATAGCCGCTCTCTCCTATAGAAGATAGTATGTCTTCTATGCTAGAAAACTGAGAAGTGTATTGACCTCCATATGTAGTAGGTCCATAATTAGGAGTGCCAGAACCAGGAGTGCTTCCGCCACCAGGATTACCATCTCCATCTCCATCTCCACCGCCAGAACCACCGCCAGTATTACCGCCGCCGCCGAACGGGTCATCATCTGTTTTATAATTAAAATTAAAATTAGGTTTCATAAATCCACCTGGTTGACCCATTTTTTGTGGGCTCATACCAGTAAAAGATGACTGCATTTGTTTTAGTATATCGTCGTACATTGCCATTATTAACTACCGCCCATTGGTATAGCTGTTGAAGGTTCTATAAAATCATCTTCTTCATCTCCAGTTGGCGGAGGAGTTTCACCATCTTCCATGCCTTTTAAACCTGTAAACATTCTATTCATGTTGTATATAGTATACGCATCTGCTAACGCACTAGTCATATTTAATAAACTTTGTTGGTCTGCTGCGTCTTGTATAAATAGATTAGTTGACTCAATGTCTCTACTTAAATCTCTTCTTGATTGTTTTAAAAATCTACCACCTGGTAAAGAGCTTGATATATTTGCCCTATAAGGGTCTACTGAACTTCTTCCAAGTAAAGAAGCTCCTGCTCCTATTGCTGTTCCTATAGCTGGAGTAATTGCTGGAAAAGCTAAACTTAAACCAGCGCCAAGAAGTGTTCCAAATAAACCTCTGCTACTTCTTCTGTTTGCTCTTCTTTGCATTTCTCTTTGAGCTGCTTGTACATCGCTTTGATATTTAGACCTAGCTTCTTCTACATCTTGCCTTTCTTCTTGAACTTCCATGCCCATATCAAGCATATTTGATTTGTTCATAAATTCTTGCTCTGCTCTAAGTCTTCCTATTAATTGTGAAAAACTTGCCATTATAATTTACCCTCCGTTAATTCTAAAAAATGTTCTACACTACCAGCACCTTCTTCTGTGTTATAGTGTTTTTTCCAATACTTTGCTAATTCTTTTTCCCCTTCTTTAATTGGTTCTGGTATACGCCAGTACTTAATTCTACAATGTAATATACCAGCGCTGATATTAGTACGAAGAATCCAATCCCAATCGTCAATGTTAGCATCAATAAAATAATAAGGGTCAATCCCAAGAATATCAGCAGATGCCTGAAGCAAGTCAGGGCGAGATGATATAAAGTTTTTACAATTGTCGACGGCTGTGCTGGGCTCCACTTGCCAAAAGCTTCTTGCAGGACCTCTACCAATTTGTTCGATATATTCGTACTTGCTTTCCACAAGCCCTGTAGCATATACGATATCCAATGCTTCTTTTTTTGCATATTTGTCTCCCATCTGGACACAAACATCTTTAATTAAATCTTTGATTTGTTTGCTATTTACGCCCATTGTTTCTCCTCTTAGGTTTAATAAAAATATTATGAGTATAGCTAGAATGTACCTCACCGCTATAAAATACTAAAAATTTGTCGTCTATGTCAAGATAATTCATCGTTCTTTATTCCTTAATTATAAACTGTCCAGAAGTAGAGGACTGTTCTGTTTCTCCTGCTTCTACCGAACTGTCTCCAGAGCCAGGCATTGAAAAGTATGCGTTCTTTCCTCTAGCAACTCTTACTCCATCTTTAATTACTTTAATTGCATCTTTCTGCGGTTTTTTCACATCAGAATGTTGTGCAAATGTTTTTAATTCTTTTTGTTCTGCTGGTCCTTTTTGTTGTACAAACTCTAGTTCAAACAACTTACCAAATTCTTTTCTAACAACTTTTAACCTACCATTATGGTATTGTATAACTTCTTCTCCATTCTTCATTTCGCTTTTACCAACAGCTCCACGTTTTACTTGTTTGTTAGTTCCAGCTACTCTTCTACCTTTTAATAAAGCCATTATCTTTGTCCTTTTGCTCTTAATATAACAGATAAGTCTTGTAACTCAAAATCTGCTGCTGCAGTTCCATCTATTTGTATTTGCATAGATTTGCCACCTCTATTAGATGATAATAATAAGAACTCTTCTGTTGCTAATGATGAAGAATCCATAACATTTTCTAGTCCAGTTGTTACAAACTCATCACTAGGAGATGCTCCGTTTCTTCCTACTTTAATGTTAGCAGTACTGCCGTTATTACTATAAGTAGCATATACTGAATAAAATCTTTTATCTACAGAAGGTAATCCAAAATCTATTTCTTTTGTTTTTATATCTATAGTTTGAGACCTAGGTGTAGGGTCATATCTTTTAAATGTACCACTATCTGGTAAACATACTAGCTCTTCATTAAATACTACAAAGTTTGAAATTTTATCTCCTTCTAAAACATGAGTACTGTTAATATTAACAATAGACTTTGTTTGTATATCATATAAATATCCTGCAGGAGTTGTGTCGTTTGCGTCTCCTACAACAATAATTTGATTCTTTTTAGGTATAAACCCTACAACCGCTGTTTCTTCGTTGATGTTTGTTTGCCAAGTTTCATCTTTTATTGTAGTTGATAGTTTAGAAATATCTTGACTATATGAAAACATACCATGCTCATTTACCCAAACTAAACCTACATCTGATTTAGTAACAGCTGCAGGAGAACTAACTCCTCTGTTTTCTAATTCAGCTTCTACATACCAGCCAGCATCAGAACCTGTAGCTATGTTAATTACAAATAATTTATTCTTTTTATATACAAATAATTTATCTTGAAACTCTGCTAGTTTTACAATTTCATCACCGTCATTAGTCCCAACATCTAAATAAAAACTTTGTGGAAACAAATCATACTTTCTTACAGGAGTATATTGTATTCTATCTCCCATTACTTTTGTTGTACCTTGAGAATCTTTATATCTAACATTTGCTACAAAAGCTCTTTGGTTAGCAACAACTGCAGTTTTATATCCATAAGTTCCTTCTCCGTTAAATGATATTTCTTTTTCATCTGACAAATAACCATTTATAGTAGCATAAGTATCTAAACCAGGTTGTTTCATTGCATAAGCTCTTGTTCCTGCAGCTCTGTTTTTTGTATCATTGGTAACAACATAATCTCCTTTATCTACAAAAGAATCAAATTCATCAGCTAAAGATATTCTTGAACCTTGTTCAAAGTCTATATCTAACAACATAGTAAACTCATCATCAGGATTGTTAATATCTCTTAAGTATATTCTCATTCCTTGTATTTCAGAAAGTTTTACCTCTCCATCTCCTATAGAAACACTTATGTTTGGAAATTGTCCATCTGCAAGAGTAATTGTACCTCCAGAGATATTGTCTAAACCTGTAGATATTAAAGATTCTTGTCCTCCGTAATATACGTAACTAGCTCCTATTGCGTAAGTGCTAGCACCCCAAAGTCCATCTGTTCCACTAGCATCTGTTTGTACTATAAAATCAGCACCACTAGGGTCTTGTCCTTCTTCAGCTCCAGAAGACGCAGATGTACAATCAGAGCTAGAACTATCTTCAAAGTCCGCATCTAAAGGTCCAGCAAATTTGTCTCCTACTAAATCCATCGTTTCTGAAAGAGCTCCATAAGGAGCAGATGTTCTTACTAGTCTTTGCAATGCAATAGTTTTAGAACCTGTGTTTGACAAGTTGCCATCAGAAATTCTTAAGCCTCCATCTGCATAATAATATACAGGTAATACATCTGTATCGCTTGAAGATAAATCTGCTTGAACACCTCCATTGTCCCAAGCTCCCAAAGAACTTGACTGTCCTACATATACTCCACCATTTCCATTTGTATATACTAAATGTTCTCCAGTAGTAGTTGTACCAGTTGATTCTGGTGGACCATCTGTATTTATTTTAAATAATCCATATGCAGGTTCATGATTAGTTACATCGCTAGTTATAGAACTAGCTAGGTTTTTAAACTCTCCGAGCGTACGTATCCTACCAACAGAGCTTACATCTACATTAGTAGCTTCTGCAAGAAAGTTGTCTCCAATATCTCTTGCAGAATCTCTATTATTCAGACCGCCGTCAAATTTATTTAATGGTACTGAAACTTTGGGCATTTAACACCCACATCCACATTCGCAGTTCATATTATCTCCTATTTTTTATCTAGTGTCTTTTTCACTTCTGCCCATAGTTTGTCATCTAATTTGTTAGATGATTTAGCTACAAGCCAATCTCCTAGGTGCATAATGATAGCTTTGATAAGCTTCTCTGTACCTAAACTTGTAAGAACTTTACCTAATATTGGTCCCATGATTCCTCCTATTAATTAGCATTTCCATCTTCTACGTGCCTGTCTTATTCTAGAATTAGGATTATTCCTAGTTTTAGCAGAACTTCTTTTCAGTTGTCCTAAAGACCTTGCACAATAAGACTTTCTTCTTTTGGCTGCTTTACTACCTTTCTTTACTTTGCCAGTAACAGCAGTTTTTAATTTACTGCCAGGATTAGCTCTTCTATAAGCTTTTACGCCTTTCTTTGTCATTCCAGCACCTTTTTTAGTAGGTCTGTAATTAGCGTTCTTACCTTTAGTAGTTCTTCTTATAGATTTTGCTTTCTTTCTTGGCACTATTTTATTTCTCTTTTAATCTTGTTAAATACTTCTATTTCATCAAATCTCATACTGATACCAGGTTCATACCTCATAACTTCTTTCCCTTCTTTTAGAATGATAATAGTAGGGACAACTCTAATGTTCCACTCTTTTTGTATTACAGCACCTATAGTTTTATTATTTAAATCTATTTCCGCTACGTAACAAAGGTCAGCAAGCTTTTCAATCTTAACTCTATTTTTGTAATTCCAAGATGCATTAACTTGTACTACAGCACATTCTTGTATGTTTAATGCTTGTATCTTCTGAAAGCTATCTAAGTTGACTGATTGTGAGTGCAGCCAAGATAGCGATGAGAAGAGCGTTAATACCAAGTATGATATAAATCTGTTGTTCATCTGTAAACCTCATTATTTGTTATTCATATCAAGTAGAGTTTCTTGAATCATTCTAGTATCATCTTTAACCGAGTCTACTTTTTCTTCAAGTTTTTCTACTTTTTCTTCAGTGTTTAATATAGAATCACGAACCATTTGGTCTTTCAAATCATATTCCATTCGTGATACTTCTGGCTCTGGTAATTCTTTAGCAAGTTCTATTTCTGCTTGCAGGGAATACCACATACCAATTATCATAGCTACAGTAACTAAAATGCTTACAGCTGTTTCTATAGATAATGTAAATTTACTATCTTTACTTACTTCCATTATTGCCCCTTTATGTTATCTCACTGTGAACTAATACGCCACCTGCGTAAAAGTTATTATTCTTTGTTAATATTGTATATGTTAAATCTTCCTCTGCCATATATTCAAATCTATGAATTTGTTTATTTCCATCGATTGTTTTCATAACGCTATTTTCTTCTAACTGACTAGCGTCTAAGTCATATAAATCTTTTGTCCTTTGCGGTCTATAACTAGCTATGCTGTTATCTGATAAATATATAGGGTGGTCTCTTGTTACTATAATATTATCTAAAACATTATCTTCGTTTTCATACATAATTCTTACTAACCTACTATGTCTTGGTTTTTCTATTCTAAGAATAGGTGTTTCCTCTATCTGTCCTGTTTCTAAATTGTAAGACAACACTAAATCGTCTACTGATAAATCATCAATACTCATTAAACCACTAGGAGTATCTACCAGTACGCTATGATGTATACAAAGACCTCCTATTCCAGGGAAAGTTATGTTACCAGTAATAGCTGAACTATCTACCGAGTTATTTCTTACAGTAAACGAATAAGAACCCGTACCGTCTTTGTTAGAAGGTTCGTGTAGCCAACCTGGTCTAAGTTTTAATGTACCAGAATTAAAGCTTGATAACGAATTTTGTAACGATGTAATACTAGATACTCCGCTTGTACTTGTACTTGGTGTACTGCCATCTGTAGTAAATTGAAATCTTAAACTACCAAATGGACCACCACTTGTAGTAAAATTTTCTATATCAATTCCGCCCGAACCTCCAGTTAATACTAGCGTAGCAAATCCGCTTGCCATAGCTGTTGTTCCTTCTGCCCCAGAACAATGCAAATTAGTATTACCGCTTGTGCTCCAAGACGTGCTTGAAGCGTCGTGGTCATAACTATAAAACTCAGACATATTGTGCGGAGCAGAGCCATCTGGTCTGTCTCCGCTATCATTTGCGGTGTTGATAGTTGCAACAGTTCCGTCAGATAAATCTTCTAATGAACTGTTAGCAGTTGTTCCACTCCTACCAAATTCTCCATTAATATCATTAATGCTAATTTGTCCTGATGACGTTAATGCCATTATTTACCTTTAATTCGATTAATTAATCTTATTAAATACCCAATCATTATGCGTCTTTAATTGCGTTCAAGTCTACTAATTCAGCATCTACTTCAGCTACTTGTGCTTCAAGACTTGCTTTTTTTGCTTCTGCTCGTTCTATAGCAACATCAACTTCCATATTCTCTGAATAATCTAAAACAGAAACATCGTTTCCATCTGCATCTTTCATAGTTCTCATATGTTTAATTTCTACTTGCTTTACAACTGCTGGAGTATCTCCAGCTTTTTCTGAAATTACTTTAGCCATTTCATTCTCCTAGTTTGGTTTTAAGTTCATCTATTTGAACTTGTTGTTCTTTTATTGCTTCTATTAAAACACCAACCATTTTATCATAGTTTACTGTTTTAAATGTTTTTTCATTACCCTCGCCACCAAACTCTCCAGTACAAAGTTCGTGTTCGGTAACAAGTTCTGGTATTACTTTTTCTACTTCTTGTGCAACTAACCCTATATCGTGTGTGCCTTTTCTTGAAGTAGCAGTCCAGTCATATTCTACACCTCTTAATGCCATTACTTTATCAAGAGCATTATCTATGGTAGCAATATTTTCTTTTAATCTTTTATCTGATACAGTAGATGAATATGCAACTACATCACTATCAAAATGTCCTGCACCAGCTGCAGTTAGTCTAAATCTTTCAGTCATTGTCATTGCATTATTTAAAGTTCCATTTGCTGCTGCTCCTTGCCAAAATCTTAATTCATCATCTATAACTAATGCTCCTCTTACAAAGTTTGAGTTGTCAGCAGAACATAAAAACTGGTCATTTGTATCTGTAGATGCTTTTACACCAAATCCTATAACAGTAGCAATAGAACTATATTGAGTGCTATAAGTATTTACATAATCTCCATTAGCTCCAGAATATCCGTGAGCCATATTAAAACAACCATTGGACGCAGCTCCATTTGCTACAATTGCTGGACTTGTTGATGAATCACTTTTTACATCAAGTTTTTCATAAGGAGTACTATTGTTAATACCAACTTTATCTGCACTTGCATCAGTAAATATCAAATGTGTGTCAGTATCTCCCTCTACTCTAAAATCTACTGCATCATCTCCACCTTGATTAATAACAACAGGTCCTGAATGACTCATTAAAAATACTGCTTCGTTAATTGTTCTATTGTAAAAATATATTTGGCTTGTATCATGTTCTATACTGAATGTACTTCCACCATCTCGTGTGAAATATACTGAACCATCATCTGTAGTATTGATGTGTAAATCAGCACTCGGCGATGTAGTTCCTATACCGACTCTTTGAGAAGAGTCAATAGTTAAAGCATTGTTACCATCTGTTGAAAAATACAATGGCTGGGCTGCTTCAGTATATACACTTAAAGCACCACCATTGCTTCTGATATAATTGTTATTATTAGATGATAGATGAAATAGTCTTAATCCATTAGTAGTATCAGTTCCAACATATAAAGTTTCGTCATCGGCTAAGTAAATATCTCCATTAAAATTTGTTAATTTGTGATTTATAATTTGACCAGAACTACCATCTAATGTTAGGTAAGCTTCAACACCTCCACTACCATCGTCATTTCTAAAAATGATGTCAGTATCATCTACTTCATTAGTAATATAAAGACTACCATTATGATTTTCTATATTGTTATTGCTTGAAGAACTATTGTGATACATTTTTAAATCATTACCAGTTCCTAAATGGAATTGAACATTATCATCAAGTTTTACATAATCAGTTCCACCTTCATACAATCTCATTATTTGAGTTCCACCAATTACAAAGTCTACTTGGTCTCCTGATGATTCGTGAACATAACTATTACCACCACCGTCAAAGTAAAATTTCTTAGTAGCAGCTAATCTTGCATCTACAAAGAAATCAAGAGAAGTTGCACCACCATCTAATCTTAAATATTCGTCATCTCCACCAGAACCATCATCGCAATAGAACCTCATATCAGCATCAGTTGCTTGTGCCATAATTTTGAAATCACCATTCTTGCTTCTGATTACTGCTGTGTCAGCTCCACCTGCCTCAACATACATTTCTAAGTCTTGACCAGCACCAATTTGGAATGTTGCGGCACCAGCATCTTGTGGTATCATAATCGCATTATTCCCTTCGTCCATTCTAAACATATGGTCTCCACCGACATAAAAGTCTAATCTATCTCCTGCTGTTTCTGAGATATAAGTGTGACTACCGCCATCTAAATAAAGTTTTTTGGTTGCATCTATCTTTGTATCTTTTGCTATGAATATAGTATTTGTGCTACCATCTAATGTTAGGTAAGCTTCTGTTCCACCAGAACCATCATCTGATTTTAAAATTACATCTCCATCATCAGTTGATGTTTGAATAGTTAGATTCCCAGTGGCATTAGAGAAAGTTGCATTACTTCCATCATGCGATAAACTCATATCTCCACCACTACCAAGTTGTAAATTAATACTATCGTCTAATCTTAAATCTTTCGATACATTAGTTCTTGTTTGACTACCATCTAATGTAAGGTATGCAGTTGTTCCGCCTGAACCATTATCTGATTTTAAAATAATATCTGCATCATCTGTTTGTTGAGATATAATTAAATTACCAGTTCCAGCTCCTATTATGTAACTATTAGAACCATCGTGATGTATTTTTAAATCATCTCCTGCACCTGCTCGTAACTGAACACTATCAGCTAATTCTAAATTTTTAGCAACTTTAATAGCAGTAGCACTACCATCTAAAGTTAGATAAGGTGTAACTCCACCAGAGCCATCGTCTGATTGCAGTATAACATCTGCATCATTTACTGCATTGGTTATATATAAATTTCCAGTTGCTGTATTTTCTATGTAGCTATTACTTCCATTGTGCCATAGTGCTAAATCTGCACCTGCACCAATTCTTAATTCTTGATTATCGTTAGGTAATTTAAATTGTGCTACATTACTTGTATCAATAGTCAATGCGTTAATAGTATTACTACCACCATCATCTACTTGAATATATATATCGCCATCGTCTGCGTGATTTCTTATATACAAAGCTCCTGTATAATTATCTATAAATGAATTTGAGCCATTATGAAGTAATCTTAAATCGTTACCATCTCCTATTCTTACTTCTGCATTATCTGCTACATATAGCTCATCATTAAACTGTGCTGGTTTGTCAAATACTGTTTTAGTAGAACTACCTGCTAAATAAAAGTAAGATGTCATACCACCACTTCCATCATCAGCTCTAAATATTATTTCTCCATCATTAGTATTGTTATCTATGTATAAATTACCAGTATGGTTTTCTAAAGAACTATTACTGCCATCGTGATATATTCTAAAATCAGCACCAGTTCCAAATTCAAATTTTACATTATCTAATATGTATGCTTTCTTATCAAATTCAATTCTTTCATTATCACCATCTAATACAAGGTAATTAGTTACTCCACCACTTCCATCATCATTTTTAAATATAATATCTTGGTTATCTGCTCTTTGTTGGAATATTAAAGCTCCTGTATAATTGTCAGCTCCGAAACTATTTGTTCCATTGTGATAAATTTGTAAATCATCAGAAGCACCATATCCTATAATTACACTATCAGGAACTCTTGTATTTCTGTTTAAAGTGTTTATTGCAAGACTACCATCTAAGGTTATGTAAGCAGTTGTACCACCACTACCATCGTCTGATTGGAAGATAATATCTTTATCATCAGCATTGTTTCTAATATAGAAATCTCCAGTAGAATTATTTATGCTTGTATTAGTTCCATCGTGAATCATATTTAAATCAATATCATTACCAGCACC